CTAAAGGGTCTACAAACAACAATCAGGGTGTTAAGATAGCGCCAGATAGTATTTGTTATGTTCCTTCAGGTGTTGTTGACGCTAGAAATAAAATGGTTCTTAGCCATTTACATAAAGCAATCAAGCCCCTCAATCAATTAAGAATGCTAGAAGACGCTGTAGTTATTTACAGACTGTCTAGAGCTCCAGAAAGAAGAATCTTCTACATTGACGTAGGTAATCTGCCTAAGATGAAAGCAGAACAATACTTACGTGATATGATGGTTAAGCATAAAAATAAACTAGTGTATGACGCGTCTACTGGGGAAGTAAGAGATGATAGACGTCATATGACTATGCTTGAAGACTTCTGGCTACCAAGAAGAGAAGGTGGCCGCGGTACAGAGATCACTACATTACCTGGAGGCCAAAATCTTGGCGAAATGGATGATGTAATGTACTTCCAGAAGAAGCTTTACAAGTCATTAAATGTGCCGGTAAGTAGACTTGAAGCAGAAACTAATTTCAATATTGGTAGATCTACAGAAATATCTAGAGACGAAGTTAAATTTCAAAAATATGTTAACCGTTTAAGAAATAAATTTTCAGAATTATTCGATAATTTGCTTGAAATACATCTTGCTCTTAGAGGTGTAATGGCACGTTCTGAATGGAAACAAATTAAGAATAGCTTGACATATAATTTTGTTAACGATAATATGTTTCAAGAGCTCAAGCAAGCTGAAATTATGTCCGAGCGTTTAAGAGTGCTTGGTGAAGTAGATCCGTTAGTAGGTAAATATTTCTCCATGTCTTGGGTGCGTAAGAATGTTCTTCATATGACAGAAGACGACATTGCAATGATTGATAGAGAAATTGAAATGGAAAAAGATGATGAAGATAATATGATGCAGTTTGATTCTGAACCTCAACAAGCAGAAGAAGTAGAACCGGAAAATCCTATTGAAATAACTGATAGCACTAATAAAAAATTATCAGAAGAAGAAAAAATGCTTGTTGAAAGTATGACAAAGTTCTATAACTCATTGTCAAGCGAATACGAAGAAGACAAGTACGATGAATCAACTGGATGAGGCTAAACTTTTAGGTGCTCTTTTAGGGGTTTTAAGAAAGGAGAGTAGTAAAGTACGAAACGAGCTCTTAGAAGAAATTCGACAAGAGCTCGACACCCTGCCTAAAGAACCATTCCTTATAGAAGGACCCGAAGGCCCACAGGGCCCCGAAGGACCAGAGGGTAGAGTTGGTCCTATAGGTCCGCGTGGTTTAATCGGCGAACAAGGACTAGTCGGACCACAGGGTGAGCAAGGTCTGCAGGGTATTCAAGGTATTCAAGGTATTCAAGGAGAGACTGGTCCTCAAGGTATTCAAGGTGAAAAAGGCGATAAAGGTGATAAAGGCGATCAAGGTATTCAAGGTATTCAAGGCGAAGTTGGTCCGATGGGCCTCCAAGGTCCGCAAGGTGTTCGCGGGGAAAAAGGCGAGAAAGGTGACAAAGGCGGTCGAGGAGAGAGGGGTAGTGATGGTAATGTGGGAGCAACAGGTCCACAGGGAGAAAAAGGTGAACAAGGCCCACAAGGTTTAAAAGGAGAGAAAGGTGACCGTGGTGAAATGGGACTTGCAGGTCCTCCAGGTCTAAAAGGTGATCAAGGCGAGCAAGGACCTCAAGGTGAGAAAGGTGAGCCTGGTCGCGATGGCGACACGCCAGACGTTGCACCTATAGAAAAAAATCTTAAAAAGCTTTTTGAAGACCTAAAGGGAACAGTAACCGCTCAAGTAACACGTCTTAATATGGGTGGAGGTAGTTCATCCGGTGGCGGTGAAGTTAGATTAGAATTTTTAGATGATGTTGATAGAACTACTGCAAAAGTAGATGGTAGATATCTCAAGTACGATGCTACATCTGGTAAGTTTGTCGGAGCAACAGTTGCCGGTGGAGGCGCTTCATCATATAATGATCTTACAGACTTACCAAATTTAGACCAGTACTTACAGGTTGCTAATAACAAGATTGTTGTAGCTGGTAATAATGTTACAGTAACGTCTAACTCTAGTGCGTATATTATTTCTACGTCTTCTGGAGGTGCAGTTGATTTAACTGCAGTAAGTACAAATATAGTACCTACGTCTAACAATACATTAGATCTTGGTACAACAGAATTAAGATGGAGAGATTTATATCTTTCCGGACAAACAATTAATTTAGGCGGAGCTACTATATCATCTGATGGCACTGGTACAGTATCTATTTCTGGCCAGGGAGCAGTTCTACCTGCTAATTCAAGAGTAGCAATAGTAGGGGCTGAAAAGACCATTGCTACCATAGGTGAGGATGGCGTAGCGGAAAGACAGGTTCCGTTGTATACCCAGGCTACAGGCTTAACTGTAGCCGCTAATACGTTTACATTTAGAGCTGATGCCCAGACGAGAGTGTTTAATTCGTTCTTCCTAAATAATGGTAGTCAGTTAGGAAGAGCAGCTAGAGACGCTCAGTTTTTATTTTAAGGTATAATTAATGGCTATTAAAGTACCAGTCAGAACGGTCTATGACGCATCCAATAATGCTATTGGTTTGTCTGAGTTTCAGTCTGGTGAAGCTGTTGGCTACTTACACGGTGGTACAGGTCTTACAACAATCGGTACTGCAAATCAAATCTTAAAAGTTAATGGTGATGGTAACGCACTTGAATGGGCAGCAGATGCCCAGAGTAATCTCAATCCTTATTTAGAAGTTGCTAACGCAGCTGCAATATATGCTACTAAAAGCTACGCTGCTGCAAATACATATGTCAATGCACAGATCGGAGCTTCTAATACTAGTATTAGACAATATATAAATTCTGAAATTGGGTCTTCTAATACAAGTATACGACAGTATGTAAATGCTCAAATAGGTTCTTCTAATACTAATATTAGAGCATACACAGATCAAACTTATGTTACAAAAGCTGTAGCATTAAGTTCAAATAATGCGTTAGTTAATTTAGTTAATGATAGATTACAAGTAGCAAACGCTGTTGCTATTTACGCAACAAAAGCATATGCTGCAGCCAACACATACGTTAACGCTCAAATAGGCGCATCTAACACAAGTATCAGACAATATATTAATTCTGAAATAGGTTCTTCTAACACAAATATTAGATCTTACACAGATCAAACATACGTTACTAAATCAGTAGCATTAACATCAAATAATGAGCTCAATTCGTTAATCTTAGATAGAATGCAAGTTGCTAATGTATCAACATTAGTAACAACAGAAGTATCTAACTTAGTTGATTCAGCTCCTGAAACTCTTAACACATTAAATGAGCTTGCAGCTGCGTTAGGAGACGATCAAAACTTTGCTGCAACAACAGCAGCATCACTTGGTACTAAAGCTGCTAATACTTACGTTAATCAAACCTTTGCAACTAAAGCAACTGCATTATCTTCTAATAATGCATTACTAGGTTTAATTAATGATAGAATACAAGTAGCTAATGTTGCGTCAGCCTTAAGGTCTACGTTCACTACTACAGCATCTAATACCACTATTGATAGTACATATCATAACAATGGTTTAATAATTAATGCTGCTAATAATGTTACATTAACTATTACTCAAGGTACTAATCTTGACGTTGGTGACAAGTTTAATTTTTACTCCGTGGGAACAGGAGATGTAACTTTCGCACTTTCGGGCTCAGATACGTATCTGGGAACAGAATTTAGTTCCTTATTAATTTCTACAGTTCAAGAAACACAAGTCACCACAGTACAAGCTAACACATTTAATTCTGAATCAAACCTTTTATCAGTGAAAGATGGGTTGTTTAGTAAAGTTGAAATAGTATTTGTAGGGTCAGGTAAATTCATTTTGACAGTATAAATATTATAAATATAAAGAAAAAAGGAGTACATAATGTCTAATCCATATGAGGATGCTGTTGATTCAGTATACGTTAAGAACCCAGCTGGTTTTCAAGACGCTGTGAGTGCTATCTTAGCAGATAAACTAAAAGAAAGAATTGGTGTTGAAAAGGTCGCAGTTGCACAAAGCTTTCTAAACGAACCAGAATCAGAAGATTACGAAGATCAAGAAGAGGTTGCAGATGAAGAAGTTTAAAGAGCTCTTTGAAGCCCCTGGTGCACCTGCACAAGATAACAAAGTCGAAAAAGACGACGATAAAGAAGTAAAAGGTTATAAGCCTCGCTCTAAAGGAGAAGAGGACTTTGCTAATGCGCATATGGTAACTAAAGTACCTCATCCTGTAGCTGGTGATGCACAGTTTAACGGTGATGTACAAAGAGGTAATCCTGACGCTCATGTTGGCGGTAAAAAACACGCAGATGGCGAACCAGTAGTAAAGCAAGGCTCATCCGATACTAAGCCTGGCGGAACAGCAACCCCAGATTCTCGTACACAAGGTAGACCTGGTGAAAAGACTCCAGTAATGCAAGGTTCATCTAAGATTAAAGAGAGCTTTTCTTCGTTTATTGAGGAGAAGGTGAATGTCGACGATTAAACTTTTAACTACTACCGCATCACTCGGTGTAGCAAACAATATGGGCTCTACTACTATGGTCCGTGTTGTTAATACTGATTCAGCAGAACAGACTGTTACAGTTGCTAATACAGTGGGCCCAGAAAACGGAGGCGGTACACCTGGTTCTGTAGTTATCGAAGCAGGTCAAACAGAAATTATTGTAAAAGAGCCAACAGATACCGTAATATCAGTAGCAGCTGTAAAAGCAACAGGCGTAGCGAGATACTAAAATGAAACTCATATGCGAAATTAACGAAGACTTAGAGTACATTGCCGAGGCTACAGAAGATGGCGGCAAGAACCACTATATTAAAGGTGTGTTCATGCAAGGTAATCTCAAGAACAGAAATGGTCGCGTTTATCCAATGGAAGTGCTTCAAAAAGAAGTAGGACGCTATCAAAAAGAATATATTGACCGTAAGAGAGCTTTTGGCGAACTTGGTCACCCTTCAGGTCCAACAATTAACCTGGACCGTGTTTCCCACATGATTACCGAACTTAAGCAAGACGGTGACAACTTTATAGGTAAAGCAAAAGTTATTGACTCGCCTATGGGTAACATCGTTAAGAACCTAATGAATGAAGGCGCAACAATTGGCGTATCTTCACGTGGTATGGGTTCTCTTAAGCCAAACAAGTCCGGTATTGCTGAAGTACAAAACGATTTTTACCTGGCTACTGCAGGCGACATTGTAGCCGATCCATCTGCTCCTGACGCATTTGTTGAAGGTATTATGGAAGGTAAAGAGTGGGTTTGGGATAACGGAATTATTCGTGAAGCTACGATTAATGACTATAAAGAAGAAATTAGTAAGACCTCAACGCGAGATCTAACCACTGCGAAGTTAAAGATCTTTGAGGACTTCATCTCAAAACTTTGATTTTATAAATAATAGAAGCAATAAATTCCATAAAGGAGAACTGCAAATGTCTGATAAAGAACTAGAGATGAGAGAAGACCTCACCGACGAGCAGTTGGATGAGTTCAAAGCATCTTATGGTGACCCTTCAGAAGTACCTGAGCCGGCAGCCAAGAAGGCTAAAGCTCCTGGTAAGTCTAAGAACGTTACCGATGATCCACAAGACGCACCAACCGCTGTTAAACCTAAAGCAGCTGCTGTAAAAGAGTCTACTAAGATGGGCTTGATACAGGCTATGGTAGAAAGAATGAATGGTATGAGAAAGGAAGATCTCATGAATTCTTTTGACCGCATGGTTGATGCTCTTGAAGCTCAAGAAGCTATCAGCGAAGACGCTGAAGAAGCTGTTGAGGTTGTAAAAGCCGGTCATACTGTTACAGCTGAAGAGATCGACATCAAAGAAGATGTTGCAGCTCTATTTGCTGGCGATGACAGCCTGACCGAAGATTTTAAAGAAAAAGCAGTGACTATTTTTGAAGCAGCCGTAGTATCTAAAGTAAACGAGCAACTTCAAAAGTATGTTGTTGATATTGAATCAGAGCTTGAAGCTGAAAGAACTAAATTGAAAGAAGAAACTGTTAAGCAGCTTGACCAGTACCTCGACTATGTTGTTGAGAACTGGATGGAAGAAAACAAGCTGGCGGTAGAGGCGGGTGTTAAAGCCGAAGTTACCGAAAGTTTCATTAACGGTCTTAAAGAGCTGTTTGTAGAGCACTACATTGAAATCCCAGATGACAAAGTAGATGTTGTAGAAGAACTTGCAGCTCGCGCCGACGATCTTGAATCTCGTCTTAATGAAGAGATTGAAAAGAACGCTGGTATGAAAGCCCAAATGACCGAATTCACGAAGGCTGAGCTTGTAGCTGAGGCTTCTGAATCACTAACTGAAACACAGAAAGAAAAATTTAAAGTGTTAGCAGAGAGTGTTGATTTTGTTGATGAGGATAAATATATCCAAAAGCTTGAAACTCTGAAAGAAAGCTACTTTACTTCTACAGATGAGTCTAAGGCTGTAGTAAGTGATTTTGATGACGCGGAGCCACTGGATGAGGAAGTTAAGTCTGCTCGTTCAGCTAATCCGGAAATGTCGGCCTATGTAAACACGATTTCAAGAACACTGAAAAAGTAATTAATTATAAATAATACAAGTAAATCGAAACCGTAAGGAGAGATAAAAGATGCAATATGTAACTGAAGAACTTGTCGGAAAGTGGACACCAGTTCTTGAGCATGCCGATCTTCCCGAGATTAAAGATGCTCATCGCAGATCTGTAACTGCTACACTTCTCGAAAATCAACAACGTGCTTCTCGCGAAGCAGCACAAGGCTCTGGTGGATATGGTATGCCATCACTGCTTGGTGAGGCCTCACCTGCTAACGCAATGGGTGCTTCATCTTCTGTAGCTGGCGACGGCGACGTAGATATCTTCGATCCAGTGTTGATTTCACTGGTTCGTCGTTCTATGCCTAACCTGATTGCTTATGACATCGCAGGCGTACAGCCAATGACTGGTCCTACTGGACTGATCTTTGCAATGCGTGCACGTTATACTGCTCAGGATCAAACTGAAGCATTGTACAACGAAGCTGATACTGACTTCTCTAAGTCAGCTGCTGGTAATACTCTTTCTGGCTTTGCTAGAGATGAGTCTATTACTGACGGTACAACAACTGGTCAGACTGGTTCTGATCCAACAGCTCGTGCATCTGCTAACGGCTACACTGTTGCAACTGGTATGACCACTGCACAGGCTGAAGCTCTTGGTGATGCTACTAACAATGCATTCCAGCAAATGGCATTCAGCATTGAGAAGGTTTCTGTAACAGCAGTAAGCCGTGCTCTGAAAGCTGAATACACCATGGAATTGGCACAAGACCTTAAAGCAGTACACGGCCTTGATGCTGAAACCGAGCTGTCAAACATCCTTTCTGCTGAAATCCTTGCTGAGATCAACAGAGAAGTTGTTCGTACTATCAACTACACAGCTACCGGTGGTGCTACTGAAAACACTGCTGCATCTGGTACCTTTAACCTTGACGTTGACTCTAACGGCCGTTGGTCAGTAGAGCGCTTCAAAGGTATGATCTTCCAGATCGAGCGTGAAGCGAATGCGATCGCAAAAGATACAAGACGTGGAAAGGGTAACATCCTGATCTGTTCTTCTGACGTTGCTTCTGCACTTCAGATGGCAGGTGTTCTGGATTATACTCCTGCACTGTCTGCTAACCTTAACGTAGATGATACTGGTAACACATTTGCAGGTGTATTGAACGGTCGTATCAGAGTATACATCGATCCTTACTTCTCAAGTGCTTCTGGTAACCAGTACTTCACTGTAGG